GAGTAGATGCAGGGAAGAAACCGATCGGACTATTGCCTACAGGGACTGTATAGATAGGTGTGCCTCCCGTGTAGTTAACAGTTGCTACTAGCACTCCATTCTCGTACCAATTAACAACAGCCACACCGGATGCACCGCATGGCCCGGTAGCTGGAGCAATAATTGATCCGGGTGGTGGTGCGGTTGAAGATGGAGATGTTGTCATTGGATACACGACGGGTACTACATCCAACCCATCATCAGCGTTGCCGGTGTCGCCACTCGGCGCTGAATCTTTGAAGCCCAGACCACCACCGCCGGCGAACTGATACTGCTGAACCCAGTTGTCTTTCTGTAGTTCAGAGAAAGGGATAAAAGTTGTAGGGCTGCTAGTAGAACCATCAGAGTTGGCGAATTCCTCAGACGGAATAGAACCATCGCTACTTGAGTTTGCGTCGCAGCTCACTCCCGTGCGGCCGCTTGGGATGATGCTGCCGGTACCAACAGCAGCAGCCACGTCTAACGCAATCAGGCTGCGGCCTTGGTCGTCAATCGGGAAGTGCGTGGCCTCATAACTCACATCACCCGCCAGTGTCTTAGTGATCCGCTCCACCTGATAGAGATAATCATGCACTGAGTTGGCATAGGTGCTATTATCACGCTCCAGCCGCACGCGGATGATGTCGCCGGCCGTGATGATCGTGTTGTGCTCCTGTGGCCGTGCTGCAAACCTGATCGTGTGCGTGGTGTACATCCTCTTGGCCAGGATGTAGGCGCCAACCTTCACGGCATGATCCTCACTGGTGCAGAACGTCGAGAGATCATGCGACTCATACGGTCCGGTCTCGGCGGTGCCGCTATAGCGCACCTCTGCAGTGCGGATGATGCCAATGTCGCTTTCCAGCTGCTGGCGCCAGATCACCTGAGCCACGAACGGTTGCTTGTCCGCCAGTGATAGATAATTGATCTCAAACGTGCCGGGCAGCACGGTGTCTTCGGTGAAGGTGTACTCTGCCGTGATTGCTGTGGTCTTGATGGCGCCGCCGGCAGTTACCGGCAATAGTGGCCGCAGCCCACGTTTGCCGCCTGCATTGCTCTCAGATAGCAGGAAGTAAGGCGCCAGCCTGGCGACAAAATCTGAGTAGTTGGTGCTTTCGCGGATCTCGATGTTGCAGGTGAAGCCGTTCACTTCAAGGAACGTGGCTGCTGCCAGCAGTGCGGTGTTGTCGATCATCGCCGCCGGCATCCTGCTGGTATTCACCAGCAGCCAATTCACCAGATCCGCGAAGTTATCGCTGGGGCCGGTCACGCTGTCGTAGATCCGAGTGACGGCCATGCCACCACGGATGAACAGATGCACCTGGCGGTTGTACTGATCAGAGCCGTCCGAGGTGGTGACATTAAAGCTGAACGTGCTGATATCCGGGTAGCTGCCCACCTTGCCGCAGAAGAACGGCGCCTCGGGCAGAGCCTTGCCGGCACGCTGCACTAGGTAGTTGCCAGGTGTCCAGATGCCGGCCCTGCGGTTGTAGGTCTGCGTATGGGCGCCAACGCGGCAGGCACGCTGGAACACGTCCTTCACCGGGATGCTGTCGAGCTGGCCCTCGCTCAGTACCAGCATGTAGTAGGCGGTGACGTTGTTGCTGGCGTCATTCTCAAAGCGTGCTTCGGTGGCGCCGGGACTGATCAAGATGCCACCTTTGCTGTTGCGGAACCGGGCAAACACGATCGGCACCGGCTCGCCAATCTGTGCAAACCGCTGCGGGCTATCCAACTCGGTTGTGCCCTTGGCGGCTGCAGCTTCAACAGGCGCATTGATCTGCCCGGCTTGGATGGCCAGCAGCGCCAGCGGATCGCTAGTGGAGAGGAAGCTCATTGTTTGACGCCCTGCCCCATGATGGCTACCGTCAGCTTCCGTGGCGGCACTTGCGCGCCGACTGGGGACAATGCCGAGCCGAGTTGTATGGTCAGGCTAGTCAAGCCGCCATTGCCGCCAACCACCTGCCCGGTGTATGCGGCCACCAGCTCCTGCCCGGCTTGCGGTGTGTTGTTGTTGATGGCGGAATCGAACTGGTAGATGCTGAGATCCACCAGTCGGCCATCGCGGATAGCAGCCAAGAAGGCATCCACTACCAGCCCTGTAGCTGGAGCTGTGACCGCTACCGCTTGCTCAGTGCCGCTGCTGCCAGCGGTGACGCCATCAGCGATGAACGGCACATAGCCCCAGCTGGCGCCTGACCATGTGACGACAGCATCGGAGTAGTAGCTCTGCCACCGCTCATAGGTAACGCCTGCCGCGTCATAGATTCGCAGGTATTGGCTTTGCGCTCTCATCAGGCAATACCCAGCGCGATGCGTGCAGATGGTGTACGCAGCCGGCCGATCACGCCTTCAGCGGTCAACCGCATGGCGCGCTCCATGTCGGCCACTGTGACGTACCGCTTGCCGTCGAACTCCATCACCGGGCCGGTGGTGATATTGATCGTGGGTGTGCCGCCGCCTGATGCAGCACCTGCCAGCACTGCGCCGCCGCGAGCGCCTGCTAGGTAGTTGCTGCTGGCTGCTGCCATCTTGGATTCAGGCACCACGTATTCGCGCTCACCGCCTTCGCCCACCATCGCCAGCGTTGGCCGGTCCACCACGCCGCCCTGCGCAAAGGCTGGCACTGCGAGGCTTGGTATCACCGGAATGTCAGGTGCCGGTAGTCGATTGAATGCCCTGATCAGCACATTGATCAATCCTGCCGCGAAATTCACGCGATCGGCTAGGTATTGCAGCACGCTACGAAAGACATTCTTAATCGTGCCAACTACTGCCTCAAATGCTTTGCCGATCGCACTGCCGATCTTGCTGAAGATCGCCACTGCGCCATCGTAGAGACCCTTGAAGAATCCAAGGATGGGCTTCACGTAGTAATCCATGTAAGCCTGAGCGCCAGCCTTTAACAAGCTGCCGATCTTATTAAAGGCTGCACCGATGAAATTAACCACAGCATTGAACGCTGCACCGATCTGATCACGGAATGCGTAGATCGCAACGCCAGCTGCAACCAGCAGCGCCACGATGCCAACCGGCCCAGTGATCAGCACAATGAACGCCGTGGCAATGCCAGCGATGATGCTGCCTGCGCTGGCTAATGCGCCGCCTGCCGCGAACAGGCCAGCAATCGCGCTGCCGATCGAGATGATGGCCGAGATAGCTGGTGCCAATGCAACCAGCGCCGTGAGTAATCCGCCAATCACCAGCAGCGTGGCCTGCACCGGCTGCGGCAGCGCGGTGAACGCTTTGATGATGCCGACAATGCCCTGTGCAATGCTTGTAATCGCAGGCAGCAGTGCCGTGACTGCTTCATTGAATGGTCCGCTCAGGCTGCGGCCGATTGCATTCAATGAATCATTGAACTCATCGGCTGACTTCGCCATGTCGCCAGAGATCGTGGCTTGATATTGCTCAAGCGCGGCGCGGCCTTGATTCAACATTGGAATCAGCTCAACGCCAGACTTGCCGAATAGCTGCATCGCTAACGCAGACTTCTCAGCGCCGTCTGGCATCTTGGCGAAACGATCTGAGATCTCAAGCATTACAGCATCAAGGCTGCGAACCTTGCCCTGTGCATCTCTGGTGGCAACACCGATGCCGGAAAGCGCCTTGCTGGCGGCAGAGCTTGGATCGGTGATGCGTTTGGCGAGTTGCCCCATGCCCTTGGCGACGCCTTCAATGCTGCTGCCGCTATCCTGCGCTGCCTGCCCAAACCTGCTGAGCGATTCCACGGCCACGCCAGTGCGCTGGCTCATGTCATTCAAATTGTCTGCCGCATCAATCGAACCCTTAGCGATTGCGGTCAGGCCAGCAACAGCCCCAACCGGCAGCAGAGCACCCATCAATCCGCCGACGCCCTTGGCGGCCTGCCCCATGCGCCCGAGGCCGCCGCCGACTGCTCCGGCTTGCTTGTTCAGATTGCCAAGGCTGCGGCTGAGGCCGTCGATCTCGCCCTGACCTTGAACATCTGCCTTTACCTTGAGGATTGCGTCAAGCTTCACGGCTAGCCAGTCGCAGGATTTCAGCCTCGATGATCTGCAGATCGCTCAGCATCGCAGATTCATCCGCCACTGACCGCAGTCTAAACAGCCACGCCACTGCGCCATAGTC